AGATGATTCTCGTCAAGCTCTCAGATGGACCTTACTATGCCAAAGGCGCCATCCCCGAACCTCTCTGCCACAAGCATATCCTCTTTCAGAACCTGTACGATTATGGGTTCGAGCTTGTGTATTGGGGTGATATGTTACCCAAGTCTACTGGTCAAATTTCAGACATTTACTCTCAGTTTATTTTTAAACGCCTAAGGTAGATGAATAAGCTGATTCTGTTTGGCATTCTCATGGCTCTGCTGATATCACACAGGGAACCAGAAGTACTGTCGGCGGTGCGTGAAAAATATGTACTGTTGCGGAGGAAGCTCGCTACAACTGGACAGTTTCCACAACTTCAGCAGGATGTGATTCTGACGGGTATGCAGAAGCAGGGACCCAAAGGCGATGTCGGATACAATGTTAACAAGGGGCATGAGATTTTCCTATGCCTGAAGGGCGACCTCAACTCTGTCATGCATGTTCTTCTCCACGAGCTTGCTCATATGACGGTGACAGAGTATGATCACTCGAGCAAGTTTTGGGAAAATCTGAGAGAGTTGAAGAGGGTTGCTATCGATATGGGTATTTACCAAGGTATAGGCGCAAAGACCTTTTGTGACGGTGAGATTAGAGACTAGTGACGTTTAATAAATAATGCCTCATATCTCCGTATCGTTCCGTGATCCTGATGATGTAATCAAGACTATTGTCCGAAAGACTGGAGATGTACTGATTCTCTCCATCGCGTCAAACTTTATAGTTCATATGTTTTCTACTGCTTGCCGCCAAGGAACTTCTTCGCAAGCATGTAGATGACTGCAGTAAGAGCCAACATGAATGCCTGGCTCATCATCCCCTGGCCAATAACTTGTGGCAGAACTTCTGAAATCTTGTCCTGAACTGGCTTTGAAAATGCAATGACTGCGGCAATGCCGGCAAGTGCCGCCTGCAGCTGGTCATCAGTCAGTCCAAATGGATTCTTGGATGCTGTGGCTACCGACTCGGGAATCTCCTTCTCTGATCGGTAGCTCTCCTTGCGAACACGCTGAACAAGACGCTCGTCAACTGGCATTGTCATCTCCTCGGGCTCAAAATCGGCCGAACCCATGACATCCTGAATAGCTGTAGAGAACTCCATATCTACATTACGGTCATTATTTTTTTCAGATAGACGTGGCTCAGGGACGGGAGGGGGGATAACCTGCTCCTGTTTCTGTGTCTCCCCTTGAGGGCGGGAAGGTTCGATTGGTACGAGTTCAACCATTAGTTTTGCATGTCAAAGTTTTTACTGGGCTCCGCCGCGAAGTCGGAGTACGAGGTGAAGAGTAGACTCTTTTTGTACATTGTAATCAGCTAGGGTGCGATCATCCTCAAGCTGCTTACCAGCAAAAATCAAACGCTGCTGATCTGGCGGGATCCCCTCCTTGTCTTGGATCTTCGCCTTCATATTTGCAATCGTGTCAGAACTATCCACCTCGAGTGTGATAGTCTTTCCAGTCAGAGTCTTTACAAAGATCTGCATCTAATGTAACATCAGCCCACCTTTTTAACTACTATTTTGGGTGTATTCTTCTTCTGGACTTCAGCCATACTTGCTGGGAGCTGAGCGTGACGGGGGTTGTAATTGCTCTGGTGGAACCTCCACATTGCTGGACTACCTATCCGAAAGTTTTTACGTATAGGAGACCTATAAAAGAACACACAATCCTCAATCTTATTTGACTTGCTCGTATTATCGAGCACGAGGCATTCGTAGTTCTCTGTGCAAACCTTCAGCACCTGCTCAAACATCTCGAAGCTTGGGAAGATGCCGAAAAAGTTTTCGTATAGGCGCTTCCGATTCTGCACAATTGGTTCGCGAAACACAAATACATAGTCGCACTGCCCTCTGAGGTCCGGGGGCAGGTCCATGCAGTACTGCATAGTCAACATGAAAAAGAGCTTCCAGTGTCGACCGTTGTAAAATGTCTGCCGGATGCACAAGTCCTTCATTCGACTCTTTTCGTACATGCAGTCATCCAGAAGAAGAAAGGCTGGCTGAACCTTATTCAGGTTGGCAAGCGTCTTTTGTCGAGCCAGAATCTTTTCAACCGTCTCCTTCTGATAATCCCCATGGATGAATAGATCAGGAACAAACTGCTTGTAGTGATGGTTACCCTCCTCGGTTGCACTCATCACTACACCCACTGGGATGTGTCTCTTGTGCCAGAGGATGTCAGTCACGAGAGTCGATTTACCACTCCCACGCTTTCCTATGAAAATACACACCTTGTCATCCGCAATCTTGGTAGGGTCGAACCTCCTGAGCTGCAGGTTCATCTACTATAAAGGGGATTTTGACTGTTAAAAAAATACGCGCAACCATTAGTAATGTCATCAGCTGGGTGGCTTAAAATAGCAGCTGAGGGTGTACAGGATGTATATATTAACGGTACTCCTGATGTTTCATACTTTACAACGATTTACAAGTCTCATTCGTCTTTTCTCCTCAACACATTTGAGGTTCCTTTTAACAATCCCCCACTCGCGTCCGGTGGAAACGCAATTTGCAGAATCCCTTACAAGGGTGATTTTTTGCGCGGATTGTCTCTCAAGGTGAATCTCCCTTCGGTGTACACACCTGGGCCAGGATGGATCAAGACTCTTCGATACTCACCAAGTATCCAATTCAACTTTACAGATGGATCAAACGTCATCGTCAATGCTCAACAGACACCTTCCAATATCTTTGCAACCTATAACGAAATCTCCAATGTCGCCATGGCTCTATCGAACCTTCAAGGTTCTTTGAACAGTGAAATGTTCATATACGGAACCCCTTACATTGGTCTGGTCAGGACATCTAACGTTATTGACACGGAATATATTGTATCCAATCTGATTACCCAGCAATATGTTGAACCAGTCACCACTGTGACGCATATCAACTTTGCAAACTGTATTGCCAATGCCATAACAGAAAACATCACTAACGCTATTCTCTCTCCAGTGACATCTCTGTATGTCACCCCAGTTAACGGGATGAATGTGTTTAACACTGGATACACTGGAGCGGTTAATGTAGTGAACATAGTGAACTCGTATGGAGGTGGCCTATTTGAGATTTACGTAAAACTTACATCCCAGCAACCCAAGTCATTCAATCAGACGGTTTACTTTTCGAATATAACCACTTCATATTCCACTTTCGATGTTACAGACTTGTATTTTACAGGAATATCAACCGATACTCTCACTGATAATATGCTTGCTCTGAATACAGGGTTTACAGGTACAGTTACTGCAAACATTTACAATTCGATAAATGGTAGATTCAACTTTGGTGTTCAGCAGCCTCAATCTCTCGTCGGAAGTACCGTAGAATTTAGAACTCAAACGAATCTCTCTACAGCAGATATTACGCAGACTCAATTTACCATCGCTACATCTCCTACACTCGTCTCCAATTCCATCTTTTCGGGTATGAACATCTTTTTTGCCAATACAACTTTCAACGTAACATCAACTCCGAATGTAGCTAGCATCAGTGGTTCTGTAGTAACTGCGAATATCATCTCGCAGCAGCCTCTCAGTGAATCAGGTACCATGTTCATATCGAACATTGTAGCCACCACCAACTTGGCCGACATTAACACCACCCTCCTCGAGTTTGCGGATGGTCCATATGGCGGTCTTACTTATGGTAATATCTATGGCCTACCATTCACTGCTAACGTCGCAACTGTGTTCCCGTCTGCAATATCTGTCAATGTATCAAGTCGCCAACCATTCTCATTCACCACTCCGGTAAATGTATTCTTCTCGACAACAACCTCCAATCTTTCAACAATTGCCATCACCACATCTAACATTGGGTTCTTCACCCCTACTGGAGTCCCATTCGTCGGTGATGTGATTACTTTCGCGTCCGGCGGATTTACTGGCACCACAACTGTTACAAGTAACACAAACTACCCTTCGGATGTGACTGTCAGTATCGCATCTCAGCAACCCACAAGTTTTTCGAATCTGAGTGTGACATATCCCGGTGGTAAATCTGCAACAGTATCTACTCTTAGCATCTCGAGACTTGAGATGTTTGTGTCCAACCTCGTTGGTCCTGACCCAAGCTCGGTTCTCTACGCGAATATACAGGGAACTACAAATTTGGGGGGTCACATTCTTCCATACTGGGGTCCAGTTCAGAATGTGATTTCGTACAACGCTCCCATCGCGACTCTGAGTTTCCCCCCCCAACAGCCAGTCTCTTTCCAGAATAACTTTACTGTGTATGCATTCACCTCGGCGAGACTAGTAACTGCGAACATCATCACCGCAGTTTACTCCTATACAGCCGTATCTGGGAATGTACTCGCGTCAGTTGGGCAATACGTAAGTAATATCCTGACTCCAAGTCAGGACTACATCACTGCTGCTAATGCCACATCACTCGTTGTATCCTTCCCTCCGAGACAACCATTCGTCAAGAATAACTTTTTGTCATACATCTCACCATATTCAAGTATCTCCTATGTCTCAACTCCTATAACCCGAGGTACATTCAATATATCTAATACATTCGGTGTTATCAATAGATCTACAACTATACCACAAATTCTAGGATTGATTACTCCGTCAAATCTAACTTCAACCACGGTTGATTTATCTTTTGGACTCCAACAACCATTCAGCTTTACAAGCGCACTGGCCACATTTCAGATTTCAACCTCTACAGTGACAACCAATACCATATCAAATACTATAGTTTATCTCGATAGTACATCAGTTCTTACTGGCGCAACTCCCAATTACAGTATGTTGCTTGAAAGTAACAGCGCACTCATGGGTACTCTTTCAAATGTGACGAGTATCGTGAGTCCTTTCGGCTCAAGAAGTGCAACTCTTACATTTCCGTCACCTCAACAACCACAAGCTGTAGCATATCTCTCTACAAACGTCTATGTGGGATATGCCGCCCAAGCAACAACAAATCTTCTGACGGAATCCAACGTGCAGATTAGCGGAGTTCTTGGAACTGGGGCGACGATTCAACTCGGGGCAAATGTCCTCGGGATGGGGTACACTGGCATAGCAACTGTTACTCAGATCATCTCTGCAAATACATCACTCATATTGACACTCAGCCCCCCCCAACAGCCAGCATCATACAGTAACCTGATTTTCTTCTCACCCTCTCAAGCTGATTTCACCTCACCGTCAAGTATCCCGTGGCTCACCTTCCCAAAGCTGACCGCCCAGAACGTTGCCGTCTTCTATAACCAGACTACACAGAAGTGGAACTTCCAATCTTTCAGCAAGCCTATAGCGAATCTCGCGTTCACGAGCTATGAGAATATGGTGTTTTGGGGGTTTGACCCACACAACAGGGCATAAAATCTCGGTATATGAAAGGATGCCGACTCTAGTAGATGGGAGTTTGTTGGTTGCAGGTGACTTGTTTATATACGGTAATATTGCTCCACCACCAACGGCTGGTGGCATCTTGCCACTCATCACAGTCATGAACATCATCAGTAATGTTAATGTGTTTGGTACTCTGGTGGCTCAGAATGATGTGGTTGGTTTCTCTTCGCTTTGTGACGGGAGATTCAAGTCGAATGTTCTGCCACTTGAAAACTCTCTTGATGTGATTCGAGCTCTGAACCCAGTCTCGTTCACGTGGGCCGACAAGCTGCCAATTGCCAAACCAGGCAAGGCTGGCACAAGAGACATTGGTCTTATAGCTCAAGAGGTGGAGGTGGTTGAGCCCTTGGCCGTGAGTAACACTCTCGAGTTCAAGACGGTGGATTGGGCGAGACTTGTGCCCCACCTTATCCAGACTATTCAGGTGCTTGATCAGCGCATTTGCGAATTAGAAAATGTCAGTAAGAAGTAGATATGGTGTTGCCCGCCCCACCACCATCAGTTGGTAATCCCATTACTGCCGGAGCAATTCTGGCAGAGTATGGCATCAACCCACCATTCGACTTTGAGGAGCTCTATGGAGTCCGGCCACAGATCCAGTCCTCTGGCCAGATTGCACTTTCAAACTTTTACGGTGTCAACTCGTTCTCGATTTTCATCCCATACAACGCAAATGGAAGTCAGCTCGTCGAAGCCAACTTTACTATGATTCAGGCTGGATTCGTCGCTGGAAATGTATTCAGCAACTCATCCGTGTATATCGACTCTGTGGCGAATCGCATGATTGACTCTGCCGAACTCTATGTGGGTGGTCAACTCATCGAACGAATCACGGGTGAGTATATACAGATTGAAGAGGAGCTGATTATCCCATACGAGAATCAGACGGCTCTTAACGTCCTCGTAGGTAAGGGGGATACTACAGTAGGTGTCAATCCCAGAACCTATATAGCAAATATACCATTCTACTTTTACAACAAACCTGAGCTTTCTTTGCCGATGGTTGCGCTTGGCCGCCAAGATGTCGAGCTCCATGTCAACTTCAGGCCTCTGACTGAACTGCAGAGCACCATCACCCAACTTCCAGCATTTTACGATGCAACCATTCTAGCTGACATAGCATTCATTTCTCAAGAGGAGATGAAGTTCTTCAAAGAGAAGAGGCTCGACTACACCATCACCCAACTCCAGAAATCATCATCAGTCATCCTGGCCAACACATCCGGTGCCCTCTACCAAACATATTTCGTCAATCCAGTCTACGAACTCTACTTTCTGGTGCACACTGGCGTATTTCAGTACTCTAACGCAGTCAATCAGATTCAGCTCTACTACAACGGACAGCTGGCGTTCGAGGATGACTCTACTGTCCTCCAGGTGATTGAGCCTCTCTACAAGCACACCAGTATCCCTTCAAGCAATGTCTACGTCAAGAGCTTTGCTCTCCAGCCAGAGATGGGAGATCCGAGTACATATGTAAACATGTCTCGTATTCGCCAACAGATTTACGATGTCAAGTTTGATCCCTCGCCATCCCAAAGAACCTTTGTCATTTACGCCAAAAACTATAATATCCTTCGTGTGGAGAATGGGCTCGCTGGGCTGTTGTTCAACAGCTCAAAGTAAAATGGGGTAACATATCAGGATGTCTCTTAGAGACTTTTTGGACGCCAACGAGGCTACACACTCGTACTTTCTCAACAAG